TATGGTATCCGTAGCACCAACAAGAACAGCGGCTTAGATGTATTCAACGCTATTTCAAAAATACCCGAAGGCAATGCCCAAGGCAAAGTTGACTTGGCTACCAGCTATTTAATTGCCCATCGTGCCAACAACAAGGGCTTAAAGAAACTTGACATTGGCGCTCTTGGTTTAGAACAAAAAGACTTGGATGCCGCGCTTGCTTACGCCGACTCCCGTCCAAAACTAAAAGCAGCGCTTGAAGAAGTCCGTGAAAAGTACAATGCCTACAACGAAGGACAGATTAATTTCCTAGTCCAAACTGGCGCTATACCCAAAGAAGTTGGGGCTAAACTTCTAGCAGAAAAAGACTTCGTGCCTTTCTATCGTGCCGATGCCAACGGCAATGCGGAGTTGGTGTTCAATGATGCGGTAACGATCAATGTTGGTAACATTAAGAATCAGCCCTATTTGCATGCGCTTAAGGGTGGCGAGACAAAAATATTACCGCTAGACCAGTCGATGTTGCAAAACACCTTATTGTTAACCGATAAAGCAACGACTAATTTGGCCATGAAATCCACGGCCTATGCGTTCCAAGAGATTGGTAAAGTCCGTACAGGCAACGCTAAAAATGACATGGTTATTCATACGGGCAGCCCCCCAATGAATACGAAGAACGTCATTACGTTTAATCAAGAGCCTGACCCTAAGAATCCAAAAGACAACGGCAAGCGCTGGATCAGCATTGATACCAAAGGCACGCTCATGGAGGGCGTTCCAGATGCTTTGATCATGAAGAGTTTAGAAGGCACGGCGTTGACATTGCCCTCGTATTTGAAACTGGGCGGCGCGGCATCTGACTTGCTTCGTTCAGGCGTTACCCGTACACCGCTTTATATTGCCCACCAGTTGCTCCGCGATCCGATGGCTGCCACGTTTACTGGCGGTGTGGACAAGAACCCGTTTATGGCTGTGCTGAGTGCTGGTAAACATTTTGTGCAAATGAATATGGGCTCTAGTAAAACAGGCGCCAAACTGATCGAAGCGGGTATTATCCAAAGCGGTATTTTCAAAGGCGATAAGAGCGACATCAGTAAGTTTGCTTTACAGTTGGCTAGCGGTAAAGATGCAGGCGCCATTGATCGTTTGGTGTCTACTGTGGATCGTTGGGCTATGAACGCTGACGCTTCTACCCGTGCTTTGGTTTACGAAAGCGCAAAGAAAAAAGGATTGTCTGACGTTGAAGCGGACATGATGACCGTTGAGTCCATGAACTACCAAAAGCGTGGTTTGTCGGCTACTGTTCAACACGCCAATCGTTTGATACCTTTTACCAATTCCCAGATTCAAGCGCTCAATGTGTTGTCCAAGGCCGCACGCGGCAACATGCCTTTTGAAGAACAGCTAAACATCAAACGCAAGTTTTATAACAATGCTTTGCTACTAGCGGGTACTGGCTTGGCGTACGGTATGGCTTTGTCGGACAACCCATACTATCAAAATGCTAAAATGAAAGATAAGTACGGCAACATGTTTGTCTTTATACCGGGCGTTGATGAGCCAATCAAGATTCCCGTCCCCTATGAGGTGGGCTACTTCTTCTCGTTGGGAGTTGCGGCAGCCGATAGCATGCGCGCTGAAGTCAAGGGTGCTGACCAATTAAAAGCATTGGCTGGATTATTTTCTAACTCAATTCCGGGGTACAGCTCGGCGGGCGTTCCACAGGTAGTTAAACCCGTTGCAGAAGTTGCATTGAACCACGACTTTTACACAGGTCAGCCCATTGAGTCTGCACGCTTACAGGCGCTTGATCCTGAGCAACGCTACACAGCAAACACCACGGAACTGGCCAAACAACTAAGCCATTTGAGCGGTGGAGTCATATCACCAATCATGCTTGAGCATTTAACTCGTGGCTATTTGGGGCAGTTGCCGTTGGCCGCCGCCGCAGGCGCTCAAGAATTGTTTGCACCAGAAACGGGCAAAGGTATTACACGCGCATCTGACTTGCCTTTGGTGGGCAGTGCGTTCCAGAAACAATATGGTGGTGAGCAAACAGATGAAGCCTACAAACTAGCCGCCGATTCAGAACAGGCCAAGGCCACATTCAATAGCATGGTCAAAGAAGGGCGCAGAGAAGAAGCCCAAGAATACATGCAAGAGAATAAAGACCGCATTAAAATGGCCGCATTCTCTACGCAATACAAACAAGCAATGGCCAAACTCTACGCCGATCAGCGGTTGATCCAAAGCAGAACCAATCTGACACCCGAAGAAAAGCGTGCGCGTTTGGATAAGTTGGATCAAGCAAAGCAACAACTGTCCGAGCGCTACCTAGCCGCGGCTAGGCGGGAGTAAAAAGAATAGGACGCCTATGCGTCCATCTTTGATACCTGTCGCTGTTTTAACGTAAAGAAGTCTGTGTCTCAGCGCATCTTGGAGGCCGTCGCGTTTGACGGCCTCCGTATCTAAACAAGGTATAAAAAACCCATAGCCGCGTTTAAGCTGCTTCCAAGGATAGCGTGTCATCGCCTTCTCTTCGGCTGATTCTAATTACAGAGACGCGCATTTGTGGGCCGTTTGTGCCAGCCATCATATCCTTCTTGGGGAAATACGAGACTGCGTATTGGCTTTCCATTTGCTTTTTGAAGTCGCTATAACCAAAGCTCATGGTGGTACAGAACGCTTTTAGCAGACGCTCCTCGATATAGAAATCCTTGTATCCAAGAGTCAGTCCGTTTTCTACGCGCCCCATGACTTCGGACTTGGTTGTCTCTCGGCTGATCATCGAGCCGTCGCCCATGATTGCGCCAAGCCCTGTCTTCTCGCCGTAGTTGATGATGACAAACTTCCCTGAGTACTCGGAGATGTAACGGTTGAGCACATCGTCTGCACTGCGTTTACCGCTTCTGATACTTGAGCGCATGTAGTCTATGCGTTTGTGCATATCCGTAATGATCTCGGCCATTGGCATATTGAGAAGCTCCGTATCACTCAACACAATCGCCATAGCCAGTTGCGCCCCAATACCTGCCATCCAAAAGCGCTCGTCATTCGTTGCTTTGAATTCTTTGACCGCTTGGTGCACGCACTTGGGTACAAGCTCCACAAGTTTGTCGTAGTTATCCACCATATACTGCGCCAAAGCCTCACCTAAAACGCCATAATTGTGCGCTAGAGATTTTATGATCTCAATGTCATCGGCATCAAAAGTCAGGTTCTCGTCCATGATGAACTCGATCAAACGGCGCAGTTCTCCCTCGGATGCATGCGCTCTGCCCCCAGTCAAGTAGTCAACTACGTGGGTGTTCGATGACATGATCGCCAAGGACATCCATATTGAGTTATTGATGCGCTCTTTGTTTGTGCCAGACTCCATACGCTCTTTACCACGACCCTCGGTCATGTCAAGTAAGAACTCAGGAAACCATTCAAAATCTTTGCGGTTCTTGGCAGTAATTTCATCCGTGATCAAGGGGCAGCTATTAAGCAGTCCAAGACGCTGTTGCATTGCGATTGGGCTCGTTCCTTTTCCGGTACGGTAGTGCACTGGATGTCCCCATATCGAAGCGGCTCCGTCAAGTGCAAGGGATTTCCCCGTACCAGATTCAGTACTCCCACAATGGATAGTGAGACCGTAAATCCCAGTAAAACGCATAAGAGGGGCGGCAGCACCCATGAGAATAACCGAAAGATGACCATACATTTTCTTTCTAATCAAGAGATTGATAAATTCACGAGCGCCTTCTATGCTACCCGTGGGCTTGGTGCTTTTGATGATGTTCTCTAAGCCGACCATAGGCACGGTAATAGGCGGGGTGTGCGCGGCAAAGATTTTCCCTGCGTACACAAAAGTTTTGTTGTCCTGCCATCCGTAACTTGTTGGGACTTCGATTGGTGCTTTTTCTAAGTTCATTTTTTCTACACATGCTCTTACATAGTTTGCTAAATTTTTGTCATTGCCTCCGCCAAATGAAGCAATAACCCGATGCTTTGCTAGGAGCTTCGTTGAATCGCCCTTCTCCATAGTAGACTGCATAGGCATGTCGATAGACGCCATACCTTGTGGCAAGTTTGCCATGAATTGGACTGTGTGTTCGGCTTCGTGTTTGAGAACTGCCACAGGAAAAAGATCGTACGACACGATCATGACCGGAACTTTGATCTTGTTGCCGTGCGCGTCTTCTTCCTCTTTCTCAATAAACACACCGCCGTTCTTGCCGTACGCGTAGCCAAAGGGTGGCTCCGGTCGGATGTATGCTGCCTTGCCAACGTGGACTGTTTTTTCCTCTTTCGTCACAGCCGTATCACGCCCAAGCGCTAGCGGGTTTGTAATCTTCCCCCAATGTGGACAACTGGGGCAGACGCCGGGGTTTTGCTCGTCAAGTTTTATGCAACCATACGGCCCTTTGATCTCGGCCAGTTTCTTGTGCATGCGCTCATGGTCGTACGGGTGCAAGTCACTTAACCACACCGTTGCTTTCTCGCTATCCTCACAATGCTTTGCAATGCTTAATAGCCCACGCCACAACGGCTCCATGCCATCATCACTTGCGTTCTCAGCATAGAACTTGATTTGCTCACATCCTGTGCCGTTCTTCGTACGAATCAAAATGTTCTTGAACCGAGTGACCGAGTTCTTAAACATCTCAAGCGTAGCGGCTCCTACTGGCCTCGTTCCGGGTAGTTCCAAGGATGGGCGCGGCGCAGGGATATTCTCGTAGGCTGTGCCCACAAGGTGTCTCTGAACCAAACCCCGAACATCGTCAAATTCAAACAGATCGCCTTCATTCATGAGCTTGACTTGCGTCTCGGCTCTCACGCGATTGCCGTTTTTAACGCCCGTGTTGATGGTGTCAGGCACTCTAAGAACCCGAGATGCGTCGCCCGTGATGGTGTTATCAATGGCTAGTTTCTTTTGGTTGCATAGGCGCTTGAACCCGTCAGCCACAGGTTTCCAATCGTCCTTGTCCACGGCTTCTTTGAATGGCCAGTACGCGTGCACGCCCCCACCTGATTTAACAAGCCAAGGGTTGCCTAATTCTGAGAGTCCGATGTCATCACAGAAAGACATGAGCGCTTGTACCGCCAACTTGGCGGACGGATACGCCTTGGATTTTACTTCTCCGTTTTCGTCGGGAATATCCTTTGGGTGATTACAGTCGATGTCGACTGCAATACATTTAACCATTTGGACATTCGTGGCCTTGCGGTTGTTTTTATTTCCAAAAGTACCCAAGGCAAAATATATATCACATCCATTTTGTTTCCACAGGTTTATCTTTGCTTCGGCTTCTTGCAAATCGTCAACATACACATGCTCCTTTTTCTTGGTGAGTTCTGCCACGCAATAGCGCCCGTTACCCGGAGACGGCAAAACCGCCGCCATAAACTCTAGCGGTTCCATTGAGTTCCTTCGGGGTTATTTGAAAAGGTCTAGCTGACCTTCTTGGGGATAAGGCGTTGCTTGTTGTACATCCGCTTGCATGAAGCGTTTGAGTAACTCTTCTTGGTAATTGACGGGCATACCATTGGGCGCTTGCAACAGGCTTTCTCCATGTCGGATTAGTTCTTGGTTACTGAGGGATCGAGGTTGTATTCCTTGCATATTCTTCTCCATGCTTCGTCGGCCGTTCTTGAGGTCGACATTATTTTTGTTAAAAGTTCTACCCTGTTTTGATACGCGACAAAAACATCTTTACCTTCAAACCAGTTGTACACAGTTTGTCGGGTGACGCCAAGCGCATATGCAATTTTTGTAACAGGGAAGTCCAAATGGATAGCCCAACGTCCGAGCGTGCCCCCCAAATTCTTGGGAGAGTGGGCTACCAAATCAATGATTTTTTCTGAATAAGGCATAATTTTTAAAGGTCGGGAGTAGCGTGGTTGCAACCAGAGGAAACGCATCCGTGAGTATGTAAAAACCTGACGAGGGTAAAGGAAACAATGCAAACCCCCCGACTCACGCGTTGCGACCGCTCTTGCTACTCCCTAAACTTATTTACTCATCATCCCAGTCATCAACAACTGCGGCAAGTTTGTCTTTCTTGACAGGCACAGCGCTTGGCTTGGCCACTTCTTTGCGCTTTTCGGGCTCGGGCTCAGGTGCGGCTTCGACTTTGGCAATGATGGCTTCGTGCACAGTGCTCTCTTCATCATCCATGAGTTGCTCAACTGTCTTTGTCTTGGACAATGCGGGCTTGGCTTTAACACCATCGGCTTGCGCGGGTGTCATTCTGATAGCATCAAGCGCTTCTTGTGTGTTGCTCTTGGCCTTGGACAACTCGTACTCGACAGTAGTCAACCAACGCACAGGTGCGAAGAATAGCTTGGGGCTCTCGGCCTTGGTGTCGAACTTCATGCGGGTCACGATCTTCTCAACATCCACGGGAGGAGATGCCAATGCAAGGTGCTTCACATAAGCCTGTAGTGGGCGCTTGTCGCCGTCTTCTTTACCAAACACAGACGTGGCGGGCAAGGTCAGCTGTAAAACATCATCAGGATTATCAGCCAACATCACAGCCAAGCGCTGTTGATAACGGCAAGCGCGGCTATTACCCTGACCGGAGCCAGCGATGTTTTGTTTGCAAGTCATGCAAGTCTCGGCTTGGGGCGCTTTGACTGTCGTGTCAGGCTTGTCACCGTCATTAGAAAAACAATCGGGGCCTGTGATGTTGTCGCCATCATAAGACTTTGCGTAAAAAATACGGCTGACCTTGGGCGCTGCTTTAACAACAATAACATCAAGATGGCGCTCTTCAATGGATGCCATTTCTTTGCCACCGGCCACCAAGCGGAACACACCGCCCTTGATGGAAATGCGTTTAGTGGCGTTACCCAATGCGCCACCCATGAGGGCTTTGGCTGTGTCGGATAGTTCACCGTCTCTTGCAAATGCGGGTACATTCGCGGGGTTAAAAATAGATACGTTACTCATGTGGTTTGCTTTCAATTTGCGGGTTTAGTGATGCGAATCTCGTACTCCGTAATGGAGTTCAAGCCCGGAGGTACAGCGCCGGGATTTTCTGACAGAAACATAGCCATGTTCGATTGGGCAATTCGTTTCTCCAACAAATCAACTGCTTGATGCTCAAGAATAAAATCCTTAAACGAATCCCAGTCGTGTGTTGAGTACTTTGTTTTCTGCACCAAAGTCGCTGTGCCGTGTAACGTCCTCAATGATGTAGCCCCCTCGGCTTTCATCATGTCTTTGAGCGCGAATTTGATTTCCTCTTGCTGTGCTTTGAGTTTCTCAACTTCTGTGTCGTACTCGCGTGTGAGTAGTTCCATGCGCTCTTTTATCTTACGATAAATCTTCACCAGTTTCTCAACTGGCACTGTTTCATTTTCTACTTCCATTTGTTTCTCTCCATGTTGTTTTTGTCAAGGGTTAGACAGTATAGCAGTTAATTATTTCATTGCAACTCCTTTTTTAATATTTAATTTCGTTCTCGAACATTTGGGTAATTAGCGAGTTGTCGCTCACTTTGTTCTCCAATGCTTTGAACATTCTCTTCTCAATGGGCGAGCCTTGAATGTGTATCACGGTTACCTTATCAGAGTTTTGCCCCTTGCGATCCGCCCTTGCAATCGCTTGTGTGTACTGCTCTACGCTCATCAGGGGGCCGTAGAATACCACGGTGTCAGCTCTTGTCAAAGTAATTCCATGCGCCGTTGCTTGCGGTTGCATGACCAAGACCCTAGGGTTTTCCTCATTCTGGAATCTCCTAATAATATCCGAGCGTTTTGTTGGGGTAACCGTGCCGTTAATGAAGTCGGCGCTGATGTTGTGTTTAAGTAAATGGTTGTAAATCGTATCAATCGTTGATCGGAACATTGCAAAAATCAACACTTTCCGATCAGTCTCTCCGAGTATTTCTTCCAACACATTGAGTCTTGGCGTGGAATCAAACTCGACAATTTCTTTTGTATCTGTATACGCCGCGCCACAACTGATTTGTAATAATTTTGAAACGGATGCGGCAGCATTGACCGCACTAATGGTTTCCCCTGCCGCTTCAACAAGCATCTTTTCTTTGAGCATGTTGTAATACTTGGCTTGTTGTGGTGTGAGTGGCACTTCACGCGTCATGGTCAGCACTGGGGGTAAGTCCAAGCATTGCGCTTTGGTGAACCTGATGGCGGGTTGTAGTGCTTCGTGTACCAATTCTTTTGCATCAGGCTTGGGCGCCCACTTGTACATGGTGAGCTTTTGCATGACCTTGTCACGCCAACCAGTAAAGAAGTGGGGCACGCCTGATGGGTTCACTAATTTAGCCAAGCCGTACGCGTCTACGGGCGACTGCGATGCGGGTGTACCCGTCATCATCCACAGATGTGTCTCGGGCTTTAAGATTGATTTGAGCGCCTTCCAACGCTTGGTGGTCACCGTTTTGTATGCGTTGGCTTCATCAACAATCACGAGATCAAAGCGTCCGTCATTGACAATTTCGCTGGCAATCAAATTCAGGCCGTCGTAGTTTGCAATGACGAACTCGTAGTTCTGTTGGATCATCTCTATACGGCGGGTAGCTTGCGAGTGGTGCGCGACAATGGCCGAACGATGTATGATGCTGTTGTTTAGGTCAGACAGCCACGCCGATGTCATAATGGATAACGGGCAGAGAATCAAACACCTACGCACATGCTTGATCTTCATCAAGTAGTCAGCCGCCCACAACGCCGACAGCGTCTTGCCCGTGCCGGGCTCTGAGAATACAAACGCTTTTCTGTGAATGGTTAGGAACGATGCCGTCTCGATCTGATGCTCCATAGGAGTGAAACGCCCCGGCCAATCGTAGCGCCTTGTGATGGGAGACGGCACATTCTTAACGCCCAAGTTCCTGAGAACCTGTACTTCCTCGACACCCCAATACACCATCACATCGTAGCCACTATCTTCACGCTCGATGATCTTGTGCTTGGGGATTATTCGGTACTTGTCGGGGTTGCGCGTCTTAAAGACTAGCGCCTTGTCTTGCAGTATTTCCATTTGCTTCTCTTTTATTTTTTATTCTTGCCGTAGATGTTGCCGTGTTCGTCACGCCAACTTCTGTTTGTGCTCTTGGGTACTACCCGCAAGTTCTTGGCAATGTTCTTACCGCCCGCGTCAAGCATCTTGATGTGGTCAACTTCTTTGTTGTCCCCCTTCTTGACCTTGCCCAATTTCATTTCAAGGGCTCTTGCCTTGTTGCGCGCTTCGCGCAGCTTGACTTCCTTGGGGCTTGACTCGTACTTGGTGTTGTACGCTAATTTCTCGGGGCTTGATTTTGGCATATGACCTCCTAATGTTTTGGATTAAATTCACAGCTAGTCACAGGACACCACGGACACAAAGCGGATGACTTCGGGTTCCATGTGCCTGTGGCATGTGCTTCTTCGATTCTAGCAACGCGTTGTCTGTACTCCCACCATTCTGTTGGCGCTTGTTCAAATGTCATGCTTTGCTTTACAAAGTCTTGCTTCACAACAAACAACAAAGCTGAGTTGATTTTCCGAATGTGTGGCAGATGCGCAAACACCATGAGTGACATGAGCTTGAGCTGTTCCCGATCAGGGTACTTGTTGCTACCTGTCTTATAGTCCACGACCCAAGCAGTTAAGTTGTCGTCGTCCACTATAAGCAAGTCCGCCACGCCCCTGACCCACACGTTTTTATCGAACCAACCCGTTGGCTTTAGATCCGTTGTCAACGCCATCTGATACTCACACAGTTTGCGCCCGTCTTTTTTATTCAAAGCATCAAGCGTACTTTGCGCATACATGAATTGCTCGGGTAGATTTTTTCCGTCCTTGATGTATTCTTCTGCCGCTTTGTGAAACTCTTTGCCGTACAACGTGGCTTCGTTATCTTTGAAGGGAAACTTCTTTAAGACCTTGACCTCGTGGTATCGGCGGGGGCATCCCTCGTAGTCTTTAAGGGAGCTGTGTGACCATGTTACGTTCATTAGAATCTCGCTGATTGAATGGCTTTGGTTAGTCGATTAGCAAACCCCGTGACAAACTGCTCATCCGCATTCAATGTGTTTCTACCCATGTCGTTGAGTATGGCGTGAACCAGCTCGTGCCAAAAGGTATCTGTCATCATTGCTTGCGTGTAGCGATGTCCCGACATGCTCTTGCGTCCGATCTTGATCTGTGCATTATCAAAGTTAACTGCACCCATGCGGTGCTGTAACAAGGTCTCTACGATCTCAATCGAATAACGCTTCTTACCGACACGAATTGTTTTTGGTATTTGTGTGGCCATCTGTTTCTCTCTTTCATTTAATTTTTAGCTAACCCATATCTGCGGTGCGCACCCACGTCTGCGTTCAAGGGTATATCCGGCATATAGCGCGGCGCCACAGTCATCTGTTCCAAGACCCAAGTCTTGGCTTCTTCCACCTCAGCATTCGGCACGACGGCGATTAGCTCGTCGTGCACCGTACCTGCCACGAAGTATCTTTTGGATACTCTAAGCATTCCATCTGTCATCACAATGCGTGCTAATGCCTGTGTGACATTGTTCGTTATCTTTCCTGCGTACAACTTGGTAGCGTCTGGCCCGTATACATACTGGCTCCTACCTTTATCGTCTTTGACTTTTCTTAAATTGGGGTACAGCAATTTCATGCCGTTGGGTAATTGTATTTCTTCCTTGCGAAATGTCAAGCATTTGTATTGGCGCTCCTCGCCCCCGTACAAAGACTTCTCCAAAAGAATGGAACAAACTTCCCAAAATGATGCGACTTGATACGCGGTGCTACGATAAATATCGATGATCTTCTTGGACGCTACTGCATGTATCAAGAGCTCCTTGGAGCCACAAGTGTGTGGGATTTCTTCCAGTCTCTTGGTGTTATCCTCCCAGTCCATGAAGCGTTCTATGTATGCGGTGTCAACCCCTAACGTCTTGGCAAACGCTTTTTCGTAGCGAACAGGGGGAGCGCCGAGGAACCCAACCAACAACTGTGATGCGAACGACGCCCACCCAAGCCCATACCCGCAACCCAAGAGTGCGCTTTTCGCAGACTGCCTAAGATCAGGGTGGCTTTCCTTTGTAAGATTGGGAATGTTAAACATCTGCGCGCCGAACGCGGCATAAGGATCACCACCTGACCTGAAGATGTTGAGCATGTCTTCGTAATCCGAAAGCCACGCGAGTACTCTAGGCTCAATTTGCGAGAGGTCGCCGACGACCAGACTGCACCCTTCGGGAGCCATAATCGCTTTGCGTAAGAATGAGCCTCGCTTGAGGTTTTGCATGTTGATGGCCGAGCCTTTTGCGGCTGACCAACGACCTGATTTCGCTCCGTAATATGACAACGGAACTGGTAGACTGCCTCGCTGACTAATGTCCAAGAACCTTTGAGCGCGTGTGCGTTCCGTGGTTGATTTAACCCGTAGACGCGCTTCACATAAAAGGGCAACGTCTTCACGTTCACCGTTGAGGAGCGCTTGAAAAAGAGCATCATTCTTGGCGAGAGCGAGGGTTTCTTTCCCTGTTGTTTTGCTTGTCTTTGTAGGTGGAACCACCCCGAGTTTTTGTAGCTGTTCAGCAAACTTTGGATTCGATGCGAGTTCAATCTCTTCCACACGGAGAGCCTGTAATAGTGCTTCACGATTTTCCTTTTCTTCATTGAGTGCGTTGGAGAGCATGAGTGGATCGAGTTCAAGCACAGGCCGTGTGAACATCTTCAAAGTCATGTCGATGAGTCTGAGTTCTGATGCGGGATAGTTTTGTGCCAGTCGTGTGAATATTTCTTCGCACAAGTACACATCATGCTTGCAGTAGTCGGCTAACTCTCGCTCCACATCGGGGGGTAGTCCCTCCACGCCGTCCAGTCCCTCCGTGGAGTGAACGGCGTTTCCTTTAGGGGGCAACCCAAAATCTGATGCGAGCTTGGCCAAAGAGTTCCCAACTTCCACGCCTCGTAGAGCGCGTGCCATTGATAGGGAGTCGAAGATGAAGCAGGGGTGTGCGTTGTATTTCCATTCGAGTATGGCCACATCGAACTGCGCGTTATGAGCAATGACTGCTGTTCTCTCCCAGTCAATACTTGAAAAGAGTTCAGGTAGTTCTGATCCTCCAAACCATTCAACTGGATCGTCGCTTCCATACTCATGGACACAAGCCCCAAATGCCAAGAATCGTTTATCACGAATGTACTCCTCAGTGGTCATCTTGGATAAAGTGTAATCCTTCTTATCCCATTTTGTTTCAAAATCAATTGTTATTATTCGGTCGTATGGTTTCAATTAAACATCTCCTTGGGTGGTGCGTTGGCTGTGTTGAATTGAATTGATGCTTGTAAGCCAAGG